AGTCGTACTGTTAGTTTGTCAAAAACATTTTCTCTAAGATCTGCCATTTGAGTAGTAAGTAATACTTTGTCTTTGACTTCTTCAGAAACAGTATCCCTACTTCCAGCTGAATAGGTACCAAGAAGTTGACTCTGGGTTCCCCTGTCTCGAATTAACTTCCTCATTCGTTGTAGTTCACTCAACACGTCAGATGACATCTCTCCTCTGCGCTCTTGAATGTATTTTATTGGACTTCCGTTTCCTTGGTGTCCTGTAGCATGCGCTTCTAGTTCATTAATAACAGTAGCCATACCAATTGCTTCTGCTTTACCAGAAGCCCTGAGCATGTTAATGTTTTCTTGTACTCTATCTGGTGGGGTGAATAGCATGAACGCAGCCATTGCTGCGGTTCTAGTTACTTCATTTTGAAGACCACCAACAATTAGATCTGCCTTAGCAGCATTAATGGCTGCTCTGTTTGTTCCTGAGAACACACCAGAATAGAACTCATTTTCAGGTGATGAAAAAGCATCAGCTATTCTAGCATCCCATTCTTCAAGTGGGGTATTGTTTCTGAGTAGATCATCTAGAAAGCTGGAGAAGAACTCCGTGTGTATAAAACCATTAGCGGGAAGAACAATGTTTGCTTTCTTAAGTTCTGGAGCTAGTTCCTTCCATGATTTTAAAACACCATTCTCTTTATATGGATTAACTCCACCAAGCTGAACCCTTTCGATCATTGCTTCATTAATACGCTCTGGTGATGCGGTGGTCTCTTTGTGTTTTTGAAGGTCATCTATAATCATTAGATTTTCAAGACGTCTTTTAAGAAGTGCGTCGGAATCCCCTGAGCCACCACCGCCAGTTGAGTTCGGTATATCTAGGCGTGTGCTGAGAAAGTTATTAAACTTATCAACAGTTGGTCTAAACGTTTTATAGATAGTTTCATATGGTGCCTTTTCCGCCTCAACCGCATTTGCAGCAGCCACGCTTAATTCGCTTGTGGAATACTTATATGGAAGAGATTCGCCAAAGAATTTAAGACCACTAACTGTTTGTGTTAGATCTCTAGCAAAGGTTGGAACTCCGGCTTCAACCACCTCGATTAAGTCTTGTTCAATACGGGTGATAGCCAAGTTTCTACGGGAAATTAAACCAGCTCTTTCCGCATCGCTTGCTACTTTAATTGCAGAATCATACGCTGCAATTTCAGCTGTAGCGGCAGAGATTATAGAATCTACCTGATCGTTTACGGTTTTAACCTGAGACCGTTGAGCCTCTGCCTGTCTCTTAAATGGAGCAAGTGAAATAGAATCTAGTGCAGTAGTGCGATTATCGTTAACGCCTACAATTACATTATATTCTTCTTTTCCTAAATTATTTGCCGCAAAATTATTATCCCACTTGCCACCAAAAAACTCCATTGCAAAATCATTCTGCTCTTGTTCAAGAATAGCTTCTGATTTGGAAATGTTAAAGGCAAGTGCATTTAGTTTAGTTTGAACAGATCTATGTTCTTGTAATTCAGCTTCGGTCTTATCAGCCTTAGACGCTAAACTGTCGGCCTGTTTAGTTAAAGCAGATAGTTGTTCCCACTGCTTACCTAGACTTTTGTTAAGATTGATAATCCGATCTTGTCGTTTCTTTTGCGTTGCGTCTTTTACATCCTGAATATTTTTAGCGTTTGCATCACGCATCTTCGCTTGAATCTCAAGAAGTTCAATCCTTTCTTTACGAACAGCTGCACCAAAGGCTCTATCGCCCATTGTCTTCTGTTCCTTAGCCTCAGCGTCTTGTGCCATTTGACCAAGCTGAGCGATTCTTTCTTCAAGAGCTAAAGATTGATTGTCGGACGTTAGTAATTTCTCTCTAAACTGTAAGCTGTCATCGTTAAACGCAGACAACTTTACATCGTCTGCGGTTTCTCGTCTGGCCTTCTGACCGTACAGTTCAAACCCATATGATGTTTGTCTAGCTTGTTCGAGTAGATAGGAACTAGTTTGACCTTCACCATCAGAATCAATTTCGTATCCAACAATATCTTTAACACCTTTTTTGTATTCTGAGATTTGAGCATCTACTGAATCGAAATCATTAATGGCTGATGCGTGATCAATGCCCATCTTTGTTCTTGTCTCAAGATCCTCTAGTAGCTTCTTCTTTTTATTTCTCTTATCTTCAATATCGTAAGATACGAGTTCTGTTCCAAACTTGGCAACAGATTCACCAATGGCACCCCAGTCAATTCCTTGACCAACGCCAACGACATTCTCTGGAAGCTTAACTTGTGTTTCTTGATATATTGGTTGATTAGGGGGATTTAAAAATACCCCCGGTCCTTGCATTTCAATCATCTAAGTAAGTCCTCTATAGATAGGGAATCAGCTAGCATCTCTTCACCAGAGGCAAAGGGATCTATCTCAGCCCGTCTGTTAAAGCCCTGTTGAATCGCAGCTGGAATATCTTGCTTTGGCATTGCGCCTAAGATTGTTGACCACTCAGATACATCCATGTTTGGTAGCATCTGTAGGCCAGCACCTGTTACCGCTCTGTTGTTCATTTCCTGTGTTGCGATACCAGTATCCAAACCTTCAATCACAGCTTTTTCAAATAATGGCTTAGCCATCTTTGTAATGATTTCTGTTTCTGGACCAAGCCCAACACCGCCAGCCTCTGCCGAATTTGTTAATGCAAATGCTGGGTGAATAGAACCATCCTTATTCATAGTTGCAAAACGACCATCAACAATAGACGCACTATCAAGTAGACCCATAAGCTCTAACTTAATCATGTCATCTACGTGAATCTCAGCTGGAACGTCTGGATCTAATTGATCAAACCCAAAGTTCTGAATCTTATTTTCAAGAACCTTGCGATATGCAAGCTGTGACTTGCTGAGATTTTGTGACGTTACTTCTTGTTCTGTGTTTGCTAACTCTGGGGATAGCTCTTGGTTTAACCACGATGGTGCCTTGGTCATTGTGTTTCGTAAAGACGATTCCCGTGCAGCTGGATCGGTTGGCTTCTTAACTTGAGACCGTAACCAATCCTTAGCTTGATCTGGACTGCCAGGAAACTCCTGCTCAGCTTCAGACCAAAACTCATCAGCGTTGTCTGAAGAGACATCCTTAAGAGAGTCTTGGTACCACTTTTCGAAGGCATCAAACGGATCGTTATAGATAGACTTAAAGATATCCTTACGCTTCTTTACACGATCTAGTGTATTGACCTTCTTCTTTGCGGTTGTAAGGCGTTGTGTTTCTGGTTGTTGACCTGTGGCAATTTCAAACAGCTTCTGTAGTTTGTTTTGATTAAGCATTATTTTGCTGCCCTATATGCGCCGACACCAGCAGATAGACCAGACATGAGTCCAGTAGCCAAGCCAGTTGCCATAATGTTTGAGGACGAATTAACAATACCGCCAGTAGTTTCCATAACAACCATTTGCTCTGGTGCTGCTAGGTTTCGTTGTCCTAAGACATTTGCACGTTGAGTTGAAATATCTTGCATTGCATTCATGTAGTTTACACGCATTGCTTTAGACATTCTTTGTGCTTCTGTTGCGGCTTGTCTAAGCGTTGCTCTAACGGATGCTGAATCCAATGAAATACCACTAGAGGATGCAGACGCAAGAGCTTGATCTGTAACCTGACGTGTTTTCTTGCTTAGTTCAGATGTGGCATTTTGATATGCCTTGGTTCCGTAATACTGAGCAGCTACTGCTTGTTGTAATGAGGATCGTTCTAACTGTCTATTAGTGTGGTATTGTGCTTGCCACTGTCTAAGAATGTTTCTATTTTGTGATTCATTAGCCCAACGATTCTGAAAGTTCTGTTGGTCTTGTTGCATCTGCTGGGCTTGAGCCTGAGCATCTGCTTGTGCAGCTCCGCTTTGTGCGCTTAAGATTCCAGAACCAGCTGCCATGCCACCAACAATAAGCGCCGTAAAGATTGGCATATTATCTCCTGTAGAAATTATCAATTATAGAGCCGTGTCGTTTATTGACACGCTCTTGTGCTTCAACGATACCCCGATACTTCTCACCAAGTAGACCAACAATACGCTTATTGCTGAGCCATTCCTTGACGGTATCGCGGTGTTCTCTGTCTACGTTTCTTTGGATAATCTCATCTGGTGTGATGACCAGATTATCTACCCAGAGTTTTACAATACTGGCGAGAACGTCAACACGGTCATCGTGCTTTAACGCTCCCCGCTTATTTTGCATTCTTGAGATTTGGATTTGTGTTTCCTTTGATCGAATAGCTTCGGTATCAAAGATCAATCGGTGTTGAGACATTACAGGCTCTAGTGTATCTAAGATTCTTTTCTCTTTAGCTCCCGATACTTTGAACTCTTCAATCGCAACACGACCACAGATTCCATATACAATAGGTCTAAGCAATGACGTAAACATACCGTCTCCGTAGTTTGCTTCGACCATGATGGTTGATACTTGATATTGATTTGCAATCTTTGCAATTCGACCCAAAGTAATATCATCATAGCCACCGGGTAGACCATCTAGTTCGTGGATAACAATGTATCCATTCACGAAGGATGCCACACAGTAAGCTGTTTCGTCTGCACCACGACCAGAGGGGTCGATACACAATCTGGTATCAACATACTTGGTCATCGTAGCAGATGCCCACATGGGGCCATACAAGAGATCTCCATTCAAGCCATAGCTAGGAATGTCTAGTGGCTTGTTTCTTGCCCACACGACCTTCTCTGGAAATACCTCTGGAGATACGTCCATGACAACAAGATCCTCAAGCTTTAGAGGATGCTTGCTGGCATCGCTAAGGGATGGGTCAAGCAAGTAGTGCAAAGCAAACTGCCGTGGTCCAATCTTAGCTAGGCGTTCCTCTAGAATGTGCTGAGGAAAGCGCATGGGATCTACAGTATCTCCGGGTTGTCCCTCAAGATCAGAGATGTATTCGTGACAGTGTAACCACTGAGACTCAATCTCTGGATCTGGGATGACAGCAGGAAACTTTACAATCTCATAGGGTAGACGTAGATAGATTGAATCCGTACTTTGATACGTACCCAAGAATACAATCCTACCGTATGGAACTGGATTTCTAATCTGCTCTAGTTCTGTTAACTTGTCTAACAACTTCTGTCGAGCTTGAGGACTATCGGAGTTCTTCTCAATCTCAATATCGTCAGCCAACACATAATCTGCGTGGCTACCTGTAATCTGTCCTGTGATACCCTTGGCATAACAAGACAAGTCCTGACCAACCTTATCCCGAATACCAACATTAAAACCAAAGGCTGAGTCTTTATCGTGTTCCTTTGGAAGTAGGTGTTTCATGTAGGGGACTAAACTCAGGATCTGACGAACCTGAGAAATAAACTTGATGGCCTTGTCCTGTGTTGCAGACAAGACCATGATTGTTGTGTTTGGATTGTTTAACAATAACCACGAAGCATACATAGCAACGATGGTTGACTTGCCAGCACCACGACCAGCTTGGAGCTGCATATCCTTGGGGCCATTCTGTACACACTCAGCGATTGCATACTGAAGTGGGCTTGGCTCACCAAGTCCAAGGTACTTCATACAAAAGAAGCAATGATTTCGAAAGTCTTCTAAGACTTCATCTGGTACTTGCATGAGTACCTCCTTTCAAATAGGAGGGTAGACCTACCGATCTACCCTCCCGTAGCGAAATTCCCGGCGCAATTGATTGCCCGGTAGAGCGGCCATAATACACCAGCCTATCATAGCGGGTGCGGCCAATATAGACTAGTCCCAGCTTGCGCTGTCTATGCGGACTAGGCTTGTTTCTTGAGCTTAAAGGGAGATAGTCCCTCTAAGGTTTCAGCCCTGACGGCTGGAATTGTGTCTGATTTATTATCTGCAACTACCCGTGCGACTACTTGATATAGTCCAGGTGATCGCTTATCGGGATCGCTAAGATCTTCAATCAGACAATCAATGAGAAGATCCTTTAGTGTGTTGATTCCCTTGTCCATGTGTCACTTCTTTTTCTTTTTGTTCTGGTATCGCTCAAGAAGGCGGCGACCCTTTGAAACCGCAGAAGCTTTATCACCATAGTGATTCCATGCCTCTAGGCTTAGCTTGAGTCGGGTCTTACGTCCCTTCTCATCCTTTAGTGGTCCAGCTGCAGAACCCATTCTAACTAAGAATGAACCCTGTCTACGAATTTCCTCTGGTGTCTTTGGCGAACGGCCAACAGGTGCCTTTAGGTTTGATCCAGTTGCTCTGTTATATTTGTTTCGACCAGCTTGGGTAAGACCACCCTTTGGATTCTTATCCTTCTTGGTCATGGAGACTGATGGTTTCTTTGGCATTACTTCTTCTTCTTTGGTGCCTTCTTCATAGGCTTACCTGTCTTCTTAGCAGCGGCCTTAGCCATTGCCATACCCTTAGCAGTATATGGGAATTCCTTCTTTCCAACCTTAGGCATCACTTGCCTCCCTTGAAAAGCTTTGCAAGGGCAGTGATTGGAACAATGTGTGCGGCAATGTAGCCGACAACTAAAGTGAGGCCAGCAAACCAGATGCTGCCAAGTAACGATTCGAATGAAGCTAAAATCATTTGTTTCTCCTTATGGTGCGGGATCGCTTACGGGCCAGTAACCAAGACCTTGCATCACGCCTTTGTGAATATGCTTTTGAATTGCGTAACTATCGTGGTATATCAAACTCTGATATACGTAACCGCAATCCTGATAATAATATAACCACCAATCAACACAATCTTGGATAATGGCTTGTGTTTCTGGTGAGCTAATGTTGCTTGATAGTGTAGCCAAGACCGGATCAGTATCCGCTGTAAACGGTCTTGCTAGTGAAAGAGCTAGTAGGTGAATCTCAGTTGTTGCTGGATCAAACTTCCACTTTCTATTTGGATCTGCTCCATTATAGTTTGTAGGACCATTGACCCATGCGTTATTTGTATAGGTAATTAACGCATCCTGTAGAATCAAGAACTTGGAATAGTGCATCCAGCCAGGACCATATGGTGTAGAGTTTATGTCTAAGCTACCACCAAGTGGATTCCAAAAGCTATAGTACTCATTTGTATTTGGAGTTGGATAGCTATTGGATGTTGTTCTGTTTATGATGTTATTTGGATCTGTATCCCAAGGAAAGTTCTCTAGGAAGTAACTAAAGTTATTTGTATTACTAAAGCGTTGACCCGTTCCGTTTCCTTTTGGTAACGAATTCCAGAATCTTTCAAACCAGCGGCGCATATTGGTATTTCTATTGAATGCGTTTGCTGGTATAGATGTTGAAAGGTCTGGTGTTCCGGGGGCATTATAGACCCACGAACCATACTTATGATTCCAACCGTAAACACCAACGTCTGCACCAACGCCACAGATTCCTGCTTCAATCCACTTAAGCCACTCTGTTCTTAGATAGGTATCGTGTAAAGAATTCTTATCAGGGTCTGGCATCTGAAATCCAAAACCATCAGCTTTATTCATGTATAGAATGTTCTTATCCATTCCCATTTCACGAACATAGTTAGCTGTATAGTCTGGAACAATATCTGAACCAGAGATCTTGGTTGGAATTCCATATCCTGTGTAGATATAGACTTCAGCATCAGAGTGTGCTGAGTAACCAAATGATCCAACAAGCCAAAGCTTAAGTTGATCTCTCCACTCGTTTACTCTACCAGTAGAATTAAAGGGAAGTGTGTCTAGATCGGCTGCGTTAATTGCTGGGACTATTGTTGGTGGTGAGGTTTGACCTGGAATAGATCTCCAACATTCTGGATATGGATTTGGTATCTTTGCGTTATCTGTTGTTCTAATAACATAGCGAGATGACATTGGAGACCAGATACCACCATATGCCGGAATACCGCCAGTAAATACGTTACCAGCTGGACTATTGATCATAAAGCGACGAATGCCGCGATCATATAAGTACGTCATGCTCTTTAGTGTTTCTTGAACACCAATCGCACTGTCGGCTGTGACACCAGAGTATCTCAAACCTGTAGCCGTATCGTAACTAGGTAAGCAATAGTTAGCTGAACTTGACCAACGAGCATCGTTGCCGCCAAACGCAATAGCTCCGGAGAGGTGAGCGCATGGTCTTCTATCGACATTAAATAGTGGGTTTGGCATAATACCTATTTCTGTTTAGTTTATTAAGTAATTTCTAATATTGATACAATAACATCAATATCGTTTGCCGTTCCAGCAACCACTCTTAATGTGTTTCCTGATTCTAGAACAATAGGTGCATCAAGAATTTGCAGCGATGTTGCCATAGGAACATCGGCATTTGTGATTATTGAGTAAGCATTAGCACCCTTAACCAACTCAACTGTAATAGTACTGCTTCTGTATAAATTGATGTTACTGCAGTTAATTGAGTTTACAATAGCTGTTCCAGTAACACCAGAATATATCGTAGTGGCGCTGGTAGATGTTACTTTAGTTCCAACGCTTTTATATGTTTCTGGCATTTATTATTCTCCATTCTTTGGCAAAGTCAAGCCAAAAAAGGTATACGCTTCTTCAGCTGAATCAAACCAGTACCAGCCATCTGTTGGGTAGGTATGCTGAGTCTTTGTTTCTTTTCTTAGTTCATAGTTTGCATTTAATACAAAGTTTGGACCATGTAAAACAAAGCCATCATCATTTTTATAAAATCCTGATGTATCTTCCATATGATTATCCTGTTACAGTCCAACCCTTTGCCGTTGCGATTGTTGGGGTATCTCCTGCGGTTCCCCAGTTACCTGTTACGGTTATGGTTTTTGAAGTTACTGTTGGTAAGTTCGTGTAAATTTCGTTTAACTCATCTGCTGAAAGTAAACCAGGATTTGGTAAATTTATGTTTTGATTAAATCCTGTTGCTCTTACACGAGATAGACTAGAACAACCAGTGAATATACTAGAAAAAATTGTAGTTGTTGCTGTTTGTTGAAAACTTAGGGCTGGTAGTTCTACTAAAGAAGAACAATTATTAAACATTGATTGATACGATGTTACAGTACTGAGTATTGGTATTACTCGTAATAGTGGTATTGTTTGTAATCTACTACAGTTAGAAAACATACCATTAAAATTAACGCCACTAGATATATTTAGTAATGGTATTGTTTGTAAGCTACTACAGCTAGAAAACATACTACTAAAGTTAGTGCCATTACCAGTATTCAATAGTGGAATTGTTATTAGTGATTCACAGGTAGTAAACATAGAGCTAAAATCAGTACCCCTTGATGTATCTAGTAGTGGTATAGATTTTAAAGAACGGCAAAAATTAAACATACTGCTAAAGTTAGTGCCATTAGGTGTATTTAGTAACGGTATTGTTTGTAAGCTACTACAGCTAGCAAACATAGAATTAAAGCTAAGACCTTTTGACGTATCTAGTAGTGGTATAGATTTTAAATTAACACAGCTAGAAAACATACTACTAAAGGCAGTGCCACTACCTGTATTAAGTAATGGTATAGTTTTTAAGCTACTACAGCTAGCAAACATATCACTAAAATTCGTATTCTTTGCGGTATTTAAATTTGGTATAAACTGTAAACTAATACAATTACTAAACATACTATTAAGGTTTGTTCCCTTTGCTGTATCTAGTAATGGTATAAACTGTAAGCTACGACATTGAAAAAACATCTGACTAAAGCTAGTGCCATTAGATGTATTTAGTAATGGTATAGTTTTTAAACTAGTACAACCATTAAACATTTGCGTAAAAGTAGTTCCACTAGCAGTATTTAGTTTTGGAATAGTTTTTAAGCTAACACAACCATTAAACATACCGGTAAAATCAGTTACACTATTACCTATGTTTAGTAGCGGTATTGATTTTAAGCTAACACAACCATTAAACGCATTTTGAAAATTAGTATGAAGGCTACACCACTGAGTTCCTATAACTTTCTGTAACGCTCGCATACCATAGAATTGTAAACCAGAAGAATTGAAATACGTGTTAAATGTCCCAATAAATTCAACTTGCTCTAGTAAATTCCATCGTATTGTTTGTGTTATGGTAGCAAATGTGAAACTAGATATATTATTTCCAGCTATTTTAAAATCTAAAAAGTTTACTCCAGATGATGAAGATAAAGACGTGTGTCTATTTTCTAAGTTAATTGAAGTTAGGTTTTGACCAGCCTGTGGTGTAATAGTTATCGTAACTGTTTTATAGCCGCGAAACTCATCTTGATTTGTTATTTGTGTATATGAATTACTATCGTATTGTTTCTGAACAGCAACATTGGCATTTACATTTTGAGAGTTGCCATCACCCCAGTCAACTGTATAGTTACCGGATACGGTAAATCTTACAAAATTAGAATCATGGTTGTATACTGCAAATGTTCCAACAATTTTTTGTTCTCCAGCAGAAACTGCTGGTAGCGGCTTCCAACCACCAATTGTAACTGTTGTTGGTGTTGAGAATTTCTTAGTAGTATTTGCCGTAATTCCAGTTACAGCTCCACCAGATACTGTAGCATATGCAATAAAATCATCACTGGAGATACCATTTAAATACACAGTAGGTTGTTCAGTATACCCAGATCCACCAGCAGTAATTGTAAATGCTCCAAGATTTCCAGTAACAACAGCCGTGGCAGCAGCATTACTTCCGCCACCACCAGAAAAAGCAACAGTTGGCGCTGATGTATATCCAGTACCACACACTATTCTTGGAATTGCTACGGCTTGCCTTGTTGATCCTGCTGTGCTTAAAGTAATTGTAGGTACTCCTACATATCGACTTCCAGGATTTGTAATGGTAATACCAACTAATCTACCGTTTTCAATCACAGCAGTTCCTTGTGCTGTTGTTCCACCAGTAGCTGGAGCGGAAAAGGTAACTGTTGGTGTACTTGTATATCCTTCACCTTTATCGGTTATAATAACTTCAGCAACAGTATTCCACAAAGTTACGGCAAGTACGTTACCACCTGATACAAACGCTACTCCTTCTGCTCCACTGCCTCCACCACCGGATATAGTGACTGTTGGTGCTGTAGAATAGCCTGTTCCTAAGTTTGTTATATTAACGGAAGTAACGCTTCCATTTACAAGAGCAACAGTAGCAGTCGCTCCAGACCCATTTCCATTTGTAGGTCGAACGTATTCTGAATCGGAAGAGTCTTCAAGAGTATTAAAAGTATCTTCGCTGTTTAGAAAGGTTTTTGACGATGACATTACACCGCCAGTTAAATTTTTTAAATTAAACTTTCCAATATAACCGTTATTGTGTCTATTTTTTCTCATGTCAAGAACCATCCTCTTGCTGTGCTAGTCGTTGTTGGTCCACTACCAGATACAGTTTGCCAAGTACCATCTCCGCGTAGGAAGGTTGTATTGTCGGCTGTACCACTACCGAGTCTAGCTGTGTTAAATATTCCACTTGTTACATCTGAAGCTGCGTGAGTATGGCTTGTAGAAGCCTTGCCATCCAACGTTGTCTGTAGACTAGTAACGTCTGCGATGGCGTGAGCATGAGCAAGAGGTGTTCTCGCGTCCGATAGACGTGAGTCATTTCCCTGGCAGAAGGTGTTGGCTGTTGAGCCAAAGGAACTCGTTGTTATAACTCCACTAGTCGTTGTAATTAGTGGAAGATTGGCCGTACTGCCGATAGCACCAGCGTTTGTAATGTTACCGTGAGTATGGCTTGTAGAAGCCTTGCCATCTAGAGTTGTCTGTAGACTAGTAACGTCTGCGATGGCGTGAGCATGAGCAAGAGGTGTTCTCGCGTCCGATAGACGTGAGTCATTTCCTTGACAGAACGTATTAGCCGCTGAACCGAAGGAACCCGCGGCTATAACTCCACCTGTTGTTGTAATCAGAGGAATATTAGCCGTACTGCCGATAGCACCAGCATTTGTAATATTGCCGTGTGTGTGAGATGTTGGTACCCGTGCATCAGAAAGACGGGCATCATCACCAGCGCAGAACGTATTTGCTAGATTTCCAAATGTTCCTGTAGTTAAAACACCAGATGTGGTTGTAATAATTGGAAGACCAGCAGTAGAACCAATAGCACCAACGTTTGTAATGTTACCGTGCGTGTGGGCTGTTGGGGTTCTTGCGTCGGAAAGACGCGAGTCATTTCCTTGGCAGAAGGTGTTGACTGTTGAGCCAAACGTACCCGTAGTTACAACACCAGCAGTAGTTGTAATAAGCGGTAAGTTTGCTGTACTACCAACAGCACCAGCATTTGTAATATTACCGTGAGTATGTGAGGCGGCAGCAAAAGCACTTGTGTTAGATGTTGCTGCGGTTCCCAATCCAAGGGTAGTTCTCTGAGCTGCTGCGTCATCGTCATCTAATAATGCCTTACCAGCTGCTGTAATATCCCCACCAAGTTTTGTTGTTGTAATAGACGAGTCTTTTACATCGAACTTCCACTTGGCTATTGTTGCTGGTGTACCAACCGAGCGATCTTCAAAAGTAGCATCAATAGTTGCTGTATCAATAAAGTTACCGTGAACGACTTCTGACACCGCAACACCAGAAGCATCTAGTTTGCTTGTTAATGGAAATCTACCACCACCAGTTGAAGGCGCTAAACTAATTACGGATAACGGTGTAATCGCACATATGTTATCTAGCGAGGTTGGAGACCATGAACCACTACTAGCGCCTAATATTGTCCCGTTAACTGGAGATCCTAGTTCAGCGATATTAGCTAATGTATTAGATTCGTTTGCCCAAACGGTTCCGTTATATCTTAATATTTGTCCAGTGATCGGTGTTGTAATATTAACATCGTGTATTTCATCTAATTCTTGTCCGTTGATAACCTTAACATAGATTTCACCAGCCGCTCCAGACGCTTTCTTAATAAGCCAACCCATAAAGACACCATGGTTTGGTGCGGTTGGTCTATCAACTGTCATCTCACCAGTTATGATATCAAGCCAAAGGGCATTTCCTTCTTGGGGACTTATACCGTTTACAAGTTGGTTTGTGTTGATGCCACGAAGTAAACCGTTTGTTATGACATAGCCTGAACCATTGTTTCCAATTAGTTCTGCTGTAATGCCGACAGTTGCTGAAGAGTTAGCTTCAGATGTTGCATTTGCTAAGGCTACTGTTAACATTGTTGCTGCGTGTCCTCCAGTAATGCGAACAACACGACCAGCAAGAATATCGTTTCCAGTATTATTCCATACCTTAACGTATTGATCTAAACCAACTTTAGCTTTTACGTTTTCGTTTAACGATGTTACCAAAGCCTCTTCTGTCTGACCGTAGAAGAGTTGTCCACTAACAAATGAGAAGGGGGCTAGGGCTGTGTTAAAAGAGATCTTATCTAGCGTTACTGAATTTGTGTTTTTCCACGTTGTTGTAGATAGATCATAAGTTAGAACTTGCTCATTGGTTGGCGATGTTATAACAACATCCGTAAGACCGTCTAGATTTGTTGCTCCCACGCTTAGCGCTGCCCACGTCCTATCGCCTCTTAAGTAGGTAGAAGCAGAAGCTGTACCCGTTGCAAGGTTTGCTGTGGAAATCTTAGATGTTGAATCCAACAAGGCTGGACCATTGGGTTGACCGAATTGATCTTCAATCGTTAATAGACCAAAGCCAACTGTAGTATCGGTATAATCCTTAGTCGCTGCATCTTGTGGGTGTACTGGATTACTGAGATTAAGTCCGGCCTGTGTAACTAATCCGGGTTCCCACGACGTACCATTCCAACTCAGTATATTGCCAGTTGTGGCGTTTGATTGTTCAATGATGCGTGGAGATACGGTTGGCTGTTCTTCAACATAGCACCGCATGTATTGAACTTCTAGTTCTGGTTGGGGACTCGTTGAAGCCTCGCAGAAAACACCACAACCAACTTGAAGAATTTGATCTACAAATCCAGTTGTTTGAATAACCGTATTAAGGCTGTTTGCGAAAAGTGCAATCTCGTTGTTTGATGCCCGAATATCAATATCAACCCAGTTTAGTGCGCTAATTCCCGTATCTACGGAAGAGCCAGCTTCTGTGCTTACTGGTTTATCTATGAAATGCCACGTCGTTTGTCCCGGTCTTACACCAACAGCAGCAAATTTCTTTAATGTTGATGTCATGGTATAGAAACCAACAATATAATTTGTGTTTGCGCTAACGGCTGTTCCACGAACTCGAACTCTAGCCTTCAAGCGGATAGACGTATCAGTAAGTTTCTTTTGAGAAGAAAGTCTAATCTGACCTGTTGAGTTTGCGGTTGATGCTTGAGCTGAGACAATGGCAGTTTGACCCGGAGAGTTAAACTGAACTGCACCAGTTGTCGTTAGTGTTGTCCAATTACCAGCGGTCTTTCCATCCGTATATGCTACGGTCTCTGTATTTGGATTCTTATAGAGATCTTCTGGAATCCAAGAAGTATTACTGAGTACCTGACGTTCTGTGGTTAAGTGACCGTAACCAAGGAAGCTTGGATCAACAACAGATTCGTTGGAGATACCAAGAACTCCGTTAGGAACATTGGTAATTTGAGCAACAGCGTTTAAGGCTGGACCACCTACGGCGGTATTAAGATCGGTTGGGTCCCAACGAACTTCATCTTCATTATAGACTAGAATTTGATCGTTAGCTGCAACCGCGATATTTAAAAGCTCTTTACCAGCGACTGTAATGCCAGTACCGCCAAGCTTTGCAGCCGTGACGTTGGCGTTCTTAATCATTGCTGTTTCAATACTATTGGCTGTGATTTGCCAATCGTTTTCCCCAACAACAGTAATATCGTTTTTAACTCCAGTAGTAATTACAGAAGCTGGTAGGGTTGTGTTTAACCAAACAGATCCGTTGAACTGTAAAATCTGTCCAAGCGTTGGTGAAGTCAGCGTAACAGAAGTTAGATCATCAAGATCAACAGCTGGAAATACAATTGGTGTATTAACCCAATTAGTTCCATCGTGTGATAAGAAATCTCCTGGTGTTAGACCAGAAATCTCAACATCACCGAGTTGCTCAAGTGAGAGATTCTGTAATTTATTAAGACCAATTGGATCTAAGGTATCCCAATCAGAGGTACCATCACCAATACGAATTTCGTTTAGTAACGAGTCAAACCCAATTTCACCAGCTTCTAAAATGACACCTGTCCAGCTAGATGTGGTGCCACGTCTAATCTGTAGTGGTGCAGCAGATGGTGTAGTTGCTGTACCAAGATTAAGATCGGATGCCTCTAGCTTTGCCGCAATATCCGCAGCAACGGCTGAAGACAATGACCAAATTGTTCCACCCGCTGAGACAACGATATCACCCTTGCTTCCATCAGCAAGGCTTGCTGAGCCAATCGTGGGAAGAGAAAGCCAATTAGACGTACCATCACCAACGCGAATTTCAGCGTTGGTTCTGTCGTATGTAATTTCACCTAACGGAAGAACTGGATTTGCTGATTGCCAGTTTGTATATGTATCACGCCGTATTCGAATTAAGTCATTCATGTATTATCCTTATGGTGGGAAGATGACATTAGCGTCTGTATCGCCGCCATCATAATCATTTACGTTATTTGCAAGAGCGTTGCCGCCATCAATATCATTTGTATTAACAGCTGAGGCATCGCCACCGTCTAGAATAGTAGAGACGGGTGCTGTACCACCGCCTTGAACTACAGTTATGTTTCCTGTAGCAAACTCAAATACCAGATCTCCGTTGCTGTTGGTATAAATACGGGAAATTCTACCACGCAAATCAAGATCTGGTGGTTTAATTCCAGTACGTTTATAGTTTGGCACGTTTCTTTCTCCGTTTAAAAGCTTCGTTTAGCTCTGGGTCTTTAGCCCTCAGCATTGCGACAGCTTCGCGGATCGTTGTTTCGGACTCTGAGGACAAAGCCTCATCTAGTATCTTTGCTTCTTCCTTCTTGGCTGTGGGAATAAATCCAATAAGCCGTCGAATAACTAAACCAACGCCTGTCTGCCATAAGATAATTACAACAGCTAAGCTAATAACCGCAACTGAGGCGTACTGCAATAGTACGGCCCACCACGGTTCTGCATCTTTTACCGACGAGGTAGCCTCGATGATTTCTTTAACTGTCGAAGAGATCGTGGCCTGTTCCAAAAGCCCTTGATCGGATCTTTCGATGATCGTTTGTTGGGCTGCTGAGGCGATTGCGACGTGTTGTTTGATTTCTTCTGCCGCTGGGATTTCTTTGACGTTCTCATAGATAACCTCTAAACTATGATCGGCAACAACAGCAGCTTCTTTAATTTCTTCCAAAGCCTTAGTTGTTGTCGTTGATGCTGTGTTAATAGTATTCGAACCCGCTTGGATCTTCTTTACCGAAGAACAACCAAAAAGAAAACTACAAACTAGGAGGAGTCTTAAAATCGTCATCCAATGTATCTCCCCTCATTAACTTAAAAGTGAGTGCTTGTAAGACGTTTCTAATTTCGTGAACGTGTTTTTCTAGTTTATCAACACGATAGAGAACCTGTCTCTGCTCTAAGTCTGTCACTTCCTTTTGAATTCGAAGAGCTGATTCTAAAGAAGATAAACGACTTGCAATCCAGTATGTAGAAACCGAAATAGGAATAACAACCGCTGTAATAACGGTTAGTAATTGTTCAACTGTTAACCCGGACATATGATAAAGCTCGTAATAACAGGTGCGTTTGTTTGACCAGCAAGTACAATAGCTTCGGTATATCCTGCAACTGTGGTACGGACATAGCTTCCTATAGGCATTGTATTTAGGTTTGTAATAGGAATGGTTACAGAAGAGCTGGCATTTAACCTAAACTTATGAATACCGTAGGTTACAATACCGGGATCAGTTCCGTTGTTTTTTATTTGTTCTCGTTTATAATAAAACGAGACTGGGGTAGTTGAAGTGTTTGTAACTGTTGTTGTTGGTAGCCAGGTTGTGGTATTGAGAGTATGACTAAAAGTCAAAGGCCCAATATTTACTGGAACGGTATTAATATTTCCATCACCATCTCCATTTTGTGACTTAAATGAACCAATGGATGTGGCACCAATCGTTGTAAAAGATGTTGGTAATGTAAATGATCCCGTAATTTCTAAATTACCCGTGATCTTTGTATTACCAATTACGTTTAAATCACCCTCATTATTCTCATTCTTAGCTCTAATTGTAATACCTTCTAATGCAGAAGAAGTAGAGTTAGAGTAAAGTTGAATATAACGACCAGAAGTGCTTTGCGTTGGTTGAATTACAAGGTGATTTGTTGAAATCTTAGGGAGTGTAGTAGATGAAGAAAAGATTCTACTTGTTCCAGAACCAGAGTTCATAAGAATACCTGAGGCGGCATTGATTGTTCCGCTAAAGGTCTTAACCCCATCAACCGTCATGTTATCTGCCTTAGTTACAACCGCATTCTTAACGTCTGCCCCAACAGCTGAGAAGTTTACAGGCACAGCAAAGGTTGCTGCTGTGGTTGTAAGCGTTAATGCTGTGGTGTTTTCTGGCTTAAACACCAACGATGACTCGCCAATTAAAGATGCGCTGCTACCCAAGGTAACATTAGTTGAGAATGACTTGGCACCAGTGATAATCTGATTGGAGGCGATGTCTACACCACCACCAGCTGATACCCATGCTGAACCATTCCAAATGTTTAATGTACCAGCTCCGGTATGATACCAAAGTTGACCAGTATCAGCTGCATCAACCGTTGGTGAAGTATTTTGGTAATAAATCTGACCAGCCTTGTTGAGAATACCCCTAGCATTGAACGCAGTAAGAACTACGTCTGAACTATTCGTAAGTTCGAATAGATTGTTTACTTGAGATACGTTGGCCTTGATGCCAAGCTTTCTGGTTGTTGGATTATAGGTAAGACCAACACCAGCTGTAGGAATGTTTTGATTTGTGACGTTTCGATCTAAGAAGACAACTTCTTGATCGTGATTCACCCCGTTGTCAATGCCAACGGTTCCCATGGTGATCATTGTCCAAGCATTATTAGAACTGGAGTACTGCCATTGAACAGTACCCTCAGTGTATGTGGCTCCATCTGCGGGAGCGTTTGGAAAGTTAATAGCCAAGAATGCCTCACAATGCGGGTGAGGAAACATCGACCCAATAGCCAATGTCTCCGTTGTGTGTATCTAGTAGTCCAGTATACCGATCATCTGGAATGTATACAAACAACCGACCAGTTGATGTATTGAACCAGATTGAACCATGCTTATATAGACCATCGCCGCTTGTTGTTCTAACAGGTGCGGTAGCCTTAGAGAAGAATGATCCGGGTAGTACGGACGTTGAGGAAGGACGCTGTGATGTGGTTAGCAAACTACTTGAATCAAGAGTTGCAATACCGTTAGCTTGACCAAGTTTGCTTGTGACGGCTGTGTTAATAGCGTTGTCTACGTATGCCTTGGTTGCTGCATCAGAGGATGACGTTGGAGTTGCGATGTTCGTTAGTTTCTTAGCATTGCAATTCAAGTCTTCTGCCAGAGGATTAACGATAGCATCAAAATCATCACGACCGATCTTATCGCTTAAGGAATTCTTAAGTTCTTGCGACACAGCCAAGAGCTGTGATGTATTAAGATTGAGTTGGTCAGCTGTAATTCTTGATCCAGTTACCCAATCAACATAAGGCTCTGATGAAACCACAGAGCGTAAAACGATTAGAGGTTCTGCCGCAACAAGAGCTGGGTATGCCACCGTAGCACCTGTACTTAGGGTATAGGTTGCTGCGGGAGGAATAGAGATTCCTGTAATCTGTCTTGTTGTGGTATTGATTGTAAGCCAAGAGGAAGCGATTTGACCAAGACCGCGATAGTCATCAATGGTTAAGGATGACCCGTAGATAGAGTCAATGTTTGGTCTAAATACTAACAACTGTTCTTGCATTCCGATACCATCTGCCATTGTTAGGGCTGAGAAGGAGATCGGTAACACATACGTTGTTTGTACTGTTGTTGTTACTGAAGTCTGATTTGTAGGCATAGATTATCTCAATGATTTTGATTTCTTATTAAAGGTTCCTCTAAACTCTAGTTGGGTTATGTTACATGGAGTAACACCATCAGAGATTAAACGAACCGTTGTCTCATCAGAAAACCCAAATACCTTAGCAACAAACGTTCCGTTACCTTCTCTGTATTCTGTGGTTTCGGTATTGGTTGCAGAGAATTCACTGATAAGTGGTGTTGGTCTTCCACGTCTGGTTACTTCAACGCGGTATGTACCTGTGTCGTTGTGCCTGATGTGTAAGGTCTTAAGATTTGCAACACCCTCAATAATGTTTCCATCATTCTGTCTGTAGTATTGCTTGGACAACTCAACATTCATTCTAAAACCAGAACCAACAAAGACTGTCTTTCCTACATGGTCTGGTAAAGAAATACCAGCAATAGTAAGCTCAGTACTAAAACCAACAACGGAGCTAGAAGATGCCTTAAAGACTGATCCAGCTAGACCTTCCCAATCTTCTTCCAACACCACATAGATATCTTGTGTGGTATCCAAGACGTAAGGTATTACAAGTGTAGATGTCATACCAACACTTGTGCAATTGCTTTCGGTTAGAACAATGTCTGAGAAGTTATCTAGTCTTGGGTTTTCGTGGTCTTCTAAATCATGTGCAAGCAAATACCAAGCAGTTGCATTAGTTGTCTGTCTCTTGGTAATAGCATACAGAATTGTTTTATGGGTATTGATGCTTTGAATATCTTCAACATCCGATAGTGTATATCGCCAGAAGGCTGATTGACGCAACTCATCACCCATGAAACGTGAGCCATAGAAGTAAAGGTGGTGTGTGTTTGCACCGTCTACAGCAATGAGTTGGTTGTTAGCTGTGGCTACAGCGATTGATTTAAAGGTAGACGGCAAGTAGCCTCGAATACCCTGTGATAAATCAAAGGCGGTATTAAACTCTCTGCTGTCTTGATTCAAGTAAATGTACAATCTCTGGCTATCCCAGAAGTAGATATTACTGCCAAGGTTAATTGGATCAACAAGTTCAGCTGTAGAATAGAATGTTGTCGCAGAGATTTCTGCTGTGAGTGGAGAGATTAGATTATTCTCACCCTTTAGTTCGAACTGAACATTTGACTTTGTATTGATAAAGAGATAGGCATTGAATGGAATCATCGCTGTAACTTCAGCGTATGAGTTACTCGCTGCGCGAATATCAATTGGGTCAGCTGTAGTTACATTTGATGGATCTTTAATCCATAGGTCTTCTAATACACCAAGCTGAGATGAGAAGATAATATCACCAGCGGCAATAAACAACCTATCTCTAAAATTAGCAAGAGCTGTTAGTTGAATGTGTCTTGCTTGTCTCGTTGATGTGAGGAATGGCGAAGGTCCGGGATTTGTTTCCCGATCTCCAATAGTTCTCGCAGCCCAATCAATAGGTGCCATCGTGAACTTACCGTTGTTGAACGTAATCCTCTGTGGCATTCTTGCTTTATCAAGAACGCTGCAGTGATCGGGAGTTCGTACACGTTGCGTATATGGCTTTCCCGGACCAACAACAGAACCGCCATAAGCTTCTGTTTCTGGAAAAGAAACAATACGGTAATAGCCAGCATCAACTGAAAGATATGGAGCTGCGGTAAAATAAATCTTTCCGTCACCATCCTGTGAAGAACCAAGCGGTGCGTCTGGATCGTATAAAAGATCCAACATGGTCTTAGCTTTATCGTTTACAGGAACTGTATCTAAGTTTTTATTAATTGCCTTCCAGTCATTCTTATCCGGTGGGAAGCGAATCTCAGAGAAGTTAGCCATTGATTGACCCAACCAAGGCTTATCAAAATCACCGTAGATATAATCTTCAACTGGAATCTGCTTAGGAATAAAGTTAGCATCCCATGCTTCACCGTCATTTAATATTGTACCCTCTGGATACAACCTACCAGCTGTCGTCTTACGAATGCGAGCAGATGTAAAATATGTAATAGCACGACCAATTAAATCGTCTTCAGTTGTTTCTTGGCCGTTTAAGTCTATAGCCTTACCATTAGTTCCTGATGTAAATCCAGCATATACTTTGGTATTCAACATTAAAATTGATGTACCAAATTGTAATGACTTTAAGATTTCTTGTGCGTTTCCATCAGCGTGGGTAAGATAAGCTCTTGAGTATCGTGAAATAATACCGCGAGATTTAACAGTATTGTACTTAACAATCGGAGTATCTAAACCACCTTCTTGTAATGAGAGTTGGTAAATTGGATACCTAACATCGCTAGCTAGAATTGGATCGACACCATTCCATATCAAGGCTGGGTCTTCTGAATCCCATTGAAAGTTTGGTGTTTCGTTTACCCAACCATCGCTTGTGAGTTTAACAACATACAAGATATTAGTTGTTGCACCAGATGCGCTACGGTCAACGATTAAGAGATATCTGTTTTCATCGTTAATAGTATACCAAACGAATGATGGGTCTACAGTTAACGGAAGAAAAGATAGATCATAGTTTCCGGTATTGCTATCAAGAACCTTAAAGCCAGCCCGCTTCTCAATAGACTTCTCTACTGTGACGAAGCAGTTATCAATCTCCTGTGCCTCAAAGGGAGTACGCTTTGAGTCTGGCTGTCGGCTTACACCCCCGCTTAATGAGTAAACAGGAATTGTTATTTTCATATTAGTCCTCGTCTAATTGCGGCAGGATCTGTACCAAAGTATGGCGGTCGTTTGCCAGCTGCATAAGAGACATCGTTTGCCCAAATGGTTCTTTGCTTTGCTGAGATATCGTTTGCACGTGACCGCATACGATCAAGCATTTCGCGCTGTGCCAAGTAGTTGTCTACGGCTGGATCTGCTTGAGTATATAGCTGATACTTTCTGGTAGCAGCTGAAAGAATTGTACGTTGAGAGTTTGTATCTAGTTGGTCGTATTGTAAGAAGTTAATCTGTTCAATACGATAATCACCATCTACCCAAACATCTGTGTCTTCTGTCATGTTCCAAAGCTTTGGAGGATTTCCCTCTTGTACTCTGGCAACGATGGCTGAACCATCTTCTGTTTGGTGTAACGATAATAACTTAGCATCGAGTACGCCACCAAAGTCTGTATTTGGATAACCCAAAAGAATGTATCCTTGAGCATCTGGCTGTACTGTCTTAATGATCTTGTTATTAGCTAAACCTCTTAATTGATATTCAAGTGAGGCTTGGTCTAAGAGAAATTCTGAAATTCCTGTATCAATACCACTTGCTTCGTTAAGATCCGCAACAAGCGATTCTCCAGCAGCAAGCAGCATTTGATTTACTGCATCTAGTTTAGTTAAGTATCCCATGTTGTTTACCTTTCTGAGAAAGAAAAAAACCAAGAGTCCCCTTTCGAGGACTCTTGGCTAGATATATGATCACCGTTCCATTACAAAAGTAATAGAAGTATCCTACACTAATTATGCGTAGGGGAAGGCTGCCGCTGCGGTGTTTACAACTTCTCTGCTGAAGTTTCCGCCGAAGTTGCAACGAAGGCCGTGACGTGCCTTGGATGCAGCAAGGCCACCAGAGCCAGCTGCTTGAAGGTAGCTTGCTACAGTGCTTCCAGTAGCTGGGGCGCCACCACCAAGGAAGAAGTTTGCGTTTGCTGGTGAACCTGTTGTTGCACCGGCAAAGTTTGCTTCAGTAACTTCAGTTGCTGCCCAGTTATCTGCGGTTGGCTTAACAAGAACTGCGGCGCATTCTGGACGGAGAACGCCAGTACCAGCCATCATGCTTGCGACAGTGAAGGTGGTGTTGCGACGGATATCATCAAGGGTATCAACCTTGAGACCTTGCAACTTGAGAGCTGCAACCGCGCTGCGTTGGAAGAGAAGACCGCATACACCAGCAGTACCGAATGTGAGGTTGTAACGTGCTTCACCAATACCAGAGAAGTTAGCAGTTGGGAGGTGGTTGCTCTTGATGATACGAACACCCATGTACTCAAGTGAGTCCGTGAGACCGTTCATACCCTGTGCGAGAGCGGCACCAAGACCGCCAGCTGCAGCAACCCCACCGAACATTGGTTGCATGCTGACGGTTTCTGCTGCTGCACGTGCAACACCAAGCGCACGGATGTCTTGGAATGCGCGTGGTTCGACAGCGAGGTAAACGCCATCAGTTGGTGCGTTGATCGTCTGTAGGTATACAACGAAATCTTCGCAAGCTTGGAGAGCTGCGAGAGCTGCGTTTGCGCGGTCTGATGAAGCAGAAGCTGAACGACCGAGGTCGAAGAACTTACCATTTAGGAAGACTGGACCAGCTGGAAGTGAGCGTGGATCATCTGTGTTTAGAAGGGTACCATCAGTACCAACCCATGCGGTGCCAGCGAAGCTGATATCTTCAGCTGCTGCTCTTGCAATGTAAGCAGCAATTTGCTTATCACGTGCATTAGCAAGGGTGAGACCAGCTTGACGTGCAAGCTCAGAGCGGAATTCCCACTGAGTTTGCATGAGGTCTACGTTGTCGAGTTCGAAGTGTGCTGCGATTGGACGCTTATCAAGCTTGATAGCGATGGTCGCAGAGGTGCTGTCGGTTGTTGAACCAACGAGTTCCTTACCAGCGGCCCATGCAGCGTTGAGAGCTACGGTACCAGTGATCGGGAATTCCATAGCAACGCCGTTGCTGATGGTCTTTGAATCAACGAGTGACTCAAACATGTTGTATTCATCGTAAGCGTGAATGGTTTCACCAGACCAAATGCTGAGCCAGAGTTTATTCTGACCAGCGATTGGACCTGCGATTCCTGCGTCGAGGTTTGATCTGAATGGAATATCTGCTGCTACTAGTTCTGTATTTGATGCACCTGGCATGTTTTATATCCTTATTATCTTAATGAATTGAAATCTGTTTTTGCCATGCGGGTTTCTACCGCTTGGCGGAATCGTGGATCACCCGCGAATCGGGGGTCTCTACGATCCTTATAAAATTCTGCTTTGGAAGCATACGCTCCAAGCGTTGGGGTAGCCGTCGTAGCACCAACCTTTTGGGATGATGGTGCCTTAACTGGCTCATTTGCGGTTGGCTTCTTTGCTGCTGCGGATTGATACTTAGCGTTCAATCCAAGCAAAGCTACCTCCCAAGAAGGTGAAGACAATGCGGCATTCACAGACTTCTGGTCTTCGGCTGAAAGGTTCTTACTTGCCCAATCGAATACACGGGCGAGTTGATCCTTTCCTCCTACAACCTCTGCTGCGCTGCCGTATGCCTGTTGCAGACGGGCCTTCTGTCCCGCTAAGAAATCATCAATAACGTAGTCTGGTAGCTTTGTCTTCGTCTTGATTGCTTCACGTGACTCATTAGATAGAGTGCCGTTGACAGCAACTTCAGTTGAATACTTGTTCCATTCATCCTTAGTGAGAATTTCTGTCTGCTGTGGTGAAGGAGGTTGCTCCGGTAGCTTATCTGGAATGCGAAGTTCCTCCGGAATCACAGGAGCTGGGGCTTCCTTTGGTTGCTCTGGAGCTTCGGGTGTTGCTACTGGAATCTGCTTCTTAAGGTCAGAGATTTCCTGTCGAGCCTTGGTATACTCTTTTTGAGCAGACTTAAGGGCGTTGAACCAATCCCCGACAGACTTGAAGTTGTCTGGTACTTGGATTTGGTTTTGAATAACGTGTGTTTCAAACGCCTTAGCCTCGCGGTCAACAGGTGTTGAAACCGCTGATTGTTCCACTGCTTGTGGAGTCGTTGGTTCTGTGTTTTCCATAATTAACTTGTCGTAATAGTTACAGTTGGTTTAGTTTGACCAAAGTACCAAGCACCTCTTGTAGTTGGTCCTACTTGATACTTTGTTCCATCGGGTAGGTTAATGAAAGAATTGCCACTACCATCTATAATGTGAGGAGGTACTGTAATTCTCCAAACATTTTGGCCTTTCTTTGGTCCGTGCTGAATTGTTCCACCCGTAACAATACCCTTGTTGGTTAAACAATCAGCTAATACATATCTATCTGGCGGGGCGTACTGATTACCAGTAGAGTCACATGGTCGTAAGCCACCGTTATCTGTAATTCGTTTAATCTCAACAAGAATATCAGATGGCAATACGTATGGGTTTTCTCCTTCTGGGATCTGACCCTCTCCGGGGAAAATGCAGAAAGGATTGCAACCCAATAAAGCAAGGTGGTAATACAACTCAATGGCATAACGATCATCAAACCGATAGAATGATGGATTATACTGCCAGTGTGGTGTGCCTACCCATGCGGCCCAATCCCGTCTATAGTTTACTCTAGATGTTTCAACAGCCTCAGCAAGATCTCCCATGAAGGAGTACATGACGCGGCCAGGATCTCCAGCTAAAGCATTGGTTAAAACGCCACCATCACCTGTTCGAACAAAACCATATCTTTGAATATCAGTCGTTGGTGCTGGGTGATATCCAAAGACTGTTGGCATGTTGCTAGCGTGTCCGTATAGCTCCGGCGCTCCTCGACAGAGAGGGTGTGCTAAATAGTTTTCTGCATAGTGTTGTGCGCGAATGAGCCAAGGAGTTTCCCACGGCTCTCCACCAATAACACCGTAGTCAGAATAGAATCCAGTAAACCACGGCTTTTGAATGGTCTCTTTTAGAACTAACTCTACACGTTGTCGAATATGAACGCGGCCCATCATTCTTCTCCACGCATACCAGAGAGGATTTCTATTGGTAGTGTATGGATTAATTCCTGGATTTGCTACTGTAATGTTCCAATCAGCGTACGCAGTCTGAACAGCCGATAGTGTATTAGCTATTGGAGAGGATGGTCTCGCAATGTTTGTGTAATAGACTAACAACTCTCTCATGCTTTGATTTGTAACTGGATCACCATACAATGGATTCTCAAATCGTGCGTCGTTTATAATAGAGAATGGTACTCTAGCATCCTTATCTGTCATCCAAGTTGGTGCAGTCCAACCAGGATCTGCTATAATTTGATTGCTGTTTATCGCCCACAAACGCCATTGTTCTTGATCATCTACGATATAATCAAACGTTGCGTCGTTTGTTTCGCACAACTCTACCCACTTGGTCCACGTGGTTTTAAAGTCAACGGATTGGTGTAAACGTTGGAACGGGGAATTTATGAAAGTACCAGCAGCACCGTGTGCTGCCATTTGCTGTCCAAGTGTTTTATAGTAGTTACTGTTTGCGCGATCATTACCACCAAGAGTGTCATCCAACCAATACTGTGGCATGATAACACGTCTTCCCTTAGGGAATTGTTTAACCTTATCAATATAAGATGTTACAGCTGTTGGTAAGTTTGTTGTTCCGGTGTGGTCAGATCGACGTACTCCACCGTTTAGGGTTTGAGGAACCAGCCAAACAACGGCTGGTGTTGATGGACCTAAGCGACTTAGGTCTGTTTCTGTAAACCACGACACGCCCCAGATAGCAAAAGATCTTGCATCCTCATACGCCGCAGTACCAAAACTGGTTGGGTTATATGTAATAAAGGGCATATGAAATCCTATTATGCGATAGTTTTTAAAATTGAATTATAAATTCTTATAGAATCTTGCGGCGATGTTGCCAATCTTCGTCTTATTTCCGTTCCGGCATAAGCTCTAAAGGTTGGGTTTACATTATCAGCTGATAGCTCGTCGGTTGAAGAACTATAAATAACAGTCGATACCGGGTCTGGTCGAGAATCTGAAATTAAACGATAATCAGATGCCCTTAAAAAGAAAACGGGATTTTCATTTAAAACCCATGTAACCTCAGACCCATAATTATCAACTACAATAGACATATCGGATCTATTAAAAATACTTACTTCCGTGTCCCTGTAAGCGCGTTCAACATACAATGTGTTTGTATCTGCTGTTGATGTTTGAATATACCAACTACATCTCCACTTTCCAGCACTGTTGGGACGAAATACACAACCCTTTTCTATCGTTAAACCCGTACCGGTAAATGTTGCGCCATTGTGTGAACCACTAAAACCAACAATAGTTGAATTAATATTCCAGTTTGCAAGTGTAAATGCTTCAACTTGTGCGGAAACAGTTAATATAGATGTTTTAAAATTCCTACAACTCCAAGAGGTTGGATCTACAGCACCAAAAGCATCAGCCTCATTAATTAATCTGGCTCTTGAGTATAGTGTTCCAGCAACATCTGTTGCAATTTTAATATAACTTGGATTAGTTAAATCAATAACACCAGCGCCAGCAGCTGGAGGGGTAGTGGCAAAAAAGGTATTTGCAACATTACCGGATTGTGAATTCTGTGTTGTATAGGAATCTAGATAAGTAATCTTTTCATTTAAAAGCCTATCTGCATCCATTACAGATCCGTTTTGAGTTAATAAACCGCTTACCACTTCTCGCGCTGCCCCAAGAGAACTATAGCGTCCTATCAATACCGTCTTATTTACTTTTAACAGTGTTGTATTAGCGCCAACATAATAGTCAACGTATTTAATACCGTCTTTAAATTGACGGGCTCCACCAAGACGTTCGTAATTCATTGTAGTTGTTGCTCCATATACGCAGGAACAGCAGCACTAGCTAGATCTCCCGCGGATGCTGCAATTCCTTGACCAACTGCAGATGCTGTGTCTGCTTGAACTTGCATAGATTGAGCGGCCATTCTTTCCTGTGCAATTTCATCCTGAGACTTAACCCAGTTTCTTGCGTCAAACCCGAGGGCTGTGATAAGCGCACTGGAGTATGAGTCCCATTTAAAGGTAGCCAACGCATCTGGTGGAAGGTTACGAACCATCTCGCCCATTTGCATAAGCTTTTGAAGATCGGAGTCACGGCTAAGTGCTTGAAGACCTGTTACAATATTGACGGTTAAGGTACCGTCGTTATCAAAGAACTGTTCTGTTAGGCGTTCATCTAGAAGTTTATCTTCCAACATTTGTACAATGCAACGCTTGACGATTGGTTCCATAAGTGTACGTGCAATCGAAGAGAATGCACCACCAAGAACCGTTTCAAGTTCTTGACCGATCATACGTACTGCTGTAGCGGTAACACGATCACCTGATGGAATTGCTTGACCAGTCATTAGGAATGCCTGACCAACCTCACGTCGCATGTTCTCGACAGCTTGAGCAGCTGCTGCTACCTGTGGTTGAATGGTTCCAGCTGGTGAGATGACAGAGATATCCGAAGCCTTTGCAGCAACGAATGATCCGTTTCTAACACCCGCTAGATCATCGACCTCTGTAATACCCTGAGGATCAACGGCGATCCAGAAAGCACTGGCAGCTGCCATTCCTTCGATCTGCGCTTTCGTATAAGCCTCAAGTGTATTGAGATCTCCAAGGATATCTTCGCAATGCGATCTGCCGTAGTTCTCGCCAGCGATGGCGTACCATCGAAGGACGGCCATAGGAACAACGAGATAGATACCAGACTCTATAACTTCACCCTCAGCATTCTCTTTCGAGTATGCCCATGTACCATCATCTTGACGAAGATACTGGCAGTAGTAGGTCTTGTAACCAACTCTGTGTTCGATGTCAGAGTACGATGAGTAATCAATAAACTCTGGATCATCTACCTCATACTCAAGGTGAATAACCTCAAGCACCTCACCCATGATATCTCTTTGTACGGAGTATTGGTCAAGGCGGTAGATGGTAAAGAAGTAATCTGAATCCATTTCAATCAGCACGTCACCAGTAACGATGAGATGTTGAAGGGCTTGATATACAGTTTCTCTAAGGTTTGTAGAGGATAACTTATTGTATACTTGAAACGATAAGGTATCTAGGTATTGTTGAATTTCTGTCGGTGCCTGACTACCATCTCTTAGTTGAAATTTAAAGAATGGTGTATCATTCAAAGGCATTAATGCACTGAGGATTCTGCTTGCTAATCCCGTTACACCACGACTACCAACCGAAGAGTATGGTTGGGGTAATGACGTACCTTCACTCCAGCCTTCTGGCGGAAGCAATGTCGGTACAGTAACAGCTGAGCAATACCTTGCTCTGTTTAATTTAGTTTGCCGATTGCCGTGCATTCGCTGAAAGCGTTCGGCTAGTGTATTCATTGTGGCCTCTGGGTAGTTACACCCTTATTCAAGGCTTCAAAGAATGTAAGGGCCATAACACCCTTCTCCTTATCTTCGTCCATACTCTCAGCTTCTTCGATCAGTGCTTGTTCGGCACGATCTGCTGAGGCTATCTTCTCCGCTTCTTGGGCAGCGAGTCGTTGCTTTTCGGCGTCTTCTCTAGCCAAGCGTCTATTCTCTTCTTCTTCCGCCATGAGACGGCGGCGTTCTTCTTGTTCTTTTTGAAACTCTCGCTCTTCAGCGAGCAGCTCCTTCTGTTCAGCGGCGGTCATACCGCCT